TGATATGATTTCTGATGGTATAGAAAACTGTTTACAATATCTTAAAAATTTTAATCCTAAGAAATCAAATAATCCATTTGCTTATTTTACACAAATCATTTACTATGCTTTTATAAGAAGAATACAAAAAGAAAAGAAGCAAACAAATATCAAGTATAGAATGATTGAACAAGGAAATATAGATGAGTTTTCTGTATTGCCTGGTGATACAAATAGTGATTATAAAAATCAGTTTTTAGAATTTTTAAGAAAAAATAAACCATCAACTGAAGAACAACCAAAAGTTAATGAGATTAAAGTTAAAAAAAGAAAGAAAAGAACTTATAGCTCAGTATTAGATATATAATGAAAATAGCACTGCTAAATGATACACACTTCGGTGTTCGTAATGATAGCGAAGCGTTTAGAAACTATCAACTAAGATTTTATAATGAAATCTTTTTTCCTTACTTAGAAGAACACAATATAAAAACATTGGTTCACTTAGGTGATGTTGTTGATAGAAGAAAGTTTATTAACTTTCAAACAGCTTCTATTTTTAGAAAACAATTTTGGGATCGCTTATACGAAGATCAAATTGATACTCATATCATTATAGGTAACCATGATACTTATTTTAAAAACACAAATGATGTAAACGCAATTGAAAATCTTTATACTTCATTTGATAAAAGACATGAACCGTGGATATATACAAAATCAACTGTGGTAGATTTTGATGGTACACCTATTTTATTTGTGCCTTGGATTTGTGATGACAACTATGATCACTCTATGGAAATGTTAAAAACAGCCAAAGCAGATTTATGTTTTGGTCATTTAGAAATCAAAGGCATTGAGATGCAAAATGGTGTAATCAATGAGCATGGTTTAGCAAAATCAGATTTTAATAGATTTGATAGAGTTATATCAGGCCATTTTCACAAACATACAGATGATGGTCAAATACACTACAATGGCGCTCAATATGAAATGACATGGTCAGACTACCAAGACCCTAAAGGATTTCATATCTTTGATACAGAAACTAGAGAAATAACAAGAGTGCGTAATCCACTTACCATACATAAAAAAATAATTTATGATGATAAAAAGAAAGATTATAAAAACTTTGACATTGCAGAATATAATAATCACTTTATTAAATTGATTGTATTAAATAAAAATGATGAAGAGGTGTTTGACAAATTTGTTGAAAGATTGTATAATGAAATTACGGTACATGATTTAAATATTGTAGAAGATTATTCTGATATTAAGGCAAGTGTAAGAGAAGACATTTTAGAAATGGGTGAAGATACGGTTACATTCCTAAACAACTATGTTGACCAATTAGAAACAGATGTAAATAAAACAAAACTAAAAGAATTTTTAAAGTCAATCTATATAGAGGCAAATGACACTAAAGTATGATATATTTTAAAAAGTTAAGATGGCGAAATTTTTTATCTACTGGTAATCAGTTTATAGAAGTTGATTTAGCAAAGTCACCATCAACGTTGATTATTGGAACAAATGGTTCAGGTAAATCTACAATGCTAGACGCATTGTGTTATGCCTTATTTAATCGTTCATTTAGAAATATTAAAAAAGAACAACTAGTAAATACAATCAATTCAAACGATTGTGAAATAGAATGTGAGTTTGAAACTAACAATAAAAAATATAAAGTTATAAGAGGTATTAAACCAAACAAGTTTGAAATTTATTGTAATAATGTATTGATAAATCAGGATGCTTCAAATGTTGATTATCAAAATATGTTAGAACAAAATATCTTAAAGTGTAACTATCGTGCCTTTTGTCAAGTTGTTATTTTAGGTTCATCATCATACGAACCATTTATGCACCTACGTGCTAGATACAGACGAGAAGTAGTTGAAGAAATATTAGACATACGAGTTTTTAGTTATATGGACTTATTGATAAGACATAAACAAGGTGAGTTAAGTAAGGCCATTACAGATGTTAGACATAGATACGACTTAATGACTGAAAAATATGAGTTACAAAAAAAACACTTTGAGCAAATACAAAATAGAGATACCTCTGATATAGAAAATAGAAAACAACAACTAAAAGAAAATGAGCAAAGTAACTACGACTATAATCAAAAACTACAACTACTTAATGAAAAAATAATTTCAACAAAGGCGGAAATATGGGGTGGAGATAAACATAATAAGAAGGCAGCTCAACTTTCTAAATTAGAAACAAAGATAGAAACTAACTTATCAAATCATAAAAAGAATTTACAGTTTTTTGAAGAAAATGATAACTGTCCTACTTGTACACAACCTATTGATAAAGTATTTAAACAAAGTAAAATATCAACAGAAAAAAATAAAATATCTGAATTAGAAAGTGGCCTAAAAGATTTATTAAACGAAATAGACAAAACTCAAAACAAGATAAAAGAAATGAATAAGATAAATGAAAAGTTATCTGAATTAAATATATCTGTAGCAAAAATCAATACCTCTATTTCAGAAATTAATAGACACTCAAATAGACTAGATACAGAAATTGCTAAACTTGAAAGTGATAGACAAAATACAAATAAGGTTGCTGAAGAAATAGAACAATTAAAAAATGAATTGTTAGAGATAAATGTTGAAAAAGAAAAGGTTATAGAAAACAAAAAATACACAGATATTGCTAGAGAAATACTTAATGACACAGGTGTTAAAGCAAACATTATTAAAAAGTATCTACCTATAATGAATAACTTAATTAATAAGTATTTACAATCTATGGATTTCTTTGTTAACTTTCATTTAGATGAGGAGTTTAATGAAACAATAAAAAGTAGATTTAGAGATACTTTTAACTATAACAGTTTTAGTGAAGGTGAAAAGTTAAGAATAGACCTTGCATTATTATTTACTTGGAGAACTATTGCCAAAATGAAAAATAGTACAAATACAAATCTTTTAATATTAGATGAAATATTTGATAGTAGTTTAGATGGTCAAGGAACTGAAGACTTTTTTAAAATACTTAAAACGTTAACAAATGAAAATACCTTTATTATATCACATAAAGGAGATATATTATTTGACAAATTTACCAACATAATTCGGTTTGAGAAATATAAAAACTTTACGAGGTTAGCATAATGACATACGAACTATTACCACCAACTGATCCAAGAGTGCTATCAAGTATAGCACCATTTGACATAGAGGCATTTAAAAAAGAAGAAAAAATAGAAGTAAAAGAATTTGTTGATAATATGTTTGAAACAATGAAAAGATATGGTGGTATTGGACTGTCAGCAAATCAAGTGGGTAAACCATATCGTATGTTTATTATGGGTGGCCATCCTGAAATACATAAAAGTAAAAAGTGGACTTGTATCAATCCTGAAATTGTAGAAACAAGTAAACAAACAACCAGATTAAAAGAAGGTTGTTTAACTTTTCCTTTTTTATTTTTAGATATAGAAAGACCAAGTGCTATTAAAGTTAAATACCTTGACGAAGAACTAAAAGAACAAGAAGAAGAAATGATTGGTATTGTGGCAAGGTGTTTTTTACACGAATACGACCATATGCAAGGTATTGTGTTTACAGAAAAAGTAACTAAATTTAAATTAGATTACGCTCTTAAAAAAAGAGATAAAGAAATAAAACGAGCACAAAAGTTATGGCAACAGCAAAATCAAAAGTAAAGAAAACTTATATTCATGTTAATCAACACGTTATACGTGCCAATAAAAAACATAATAAAAACGATCCTGTAATTACAGTAAAGTTTGGTAAAGACAATACATATTGCCATGAAGTAGAAATATTAGGTCCATCTAAAGTTATCTATGGTGGAAATGAAAAAGCAATATTAAGTTGTGGTGCTAGAGTTGTGATTGAAACAACAAGTGAGGTAAATATCGTAAAATGAAACCTTGGCAAAAAGGATATGAAATAGACACATTATTAGAGTGGGTTGATAAATTTAAAAACTATAATCAATATTGTCATAGTCCATTTTTAGAAGCAAAGAAAAATACAATTGCAGGCGCTTTAAGTGAAGGACAGATAATAGAAAAGAACAACATAGTTTATTTAATTAGAACTGCTAAAACAACCTCTAAAGTAAATATGTTTAATGCAGGTCCACAAATTGCTACAGTATTAAAGGGTGATAAAGTTATACAAAAAATATCTGTTAATACAAAATCTGAAAGTGATATTATTAATGTATTAAAAGAAATATCAGAACCTGTTTGGTGTCATGTATTTGAAGAAAATGAAATTGTAAAATCTGCTGTAGTTAAATCAGATTTTAAAAAAATAGGTACAAAAGTAAACACGTTTAGTGATGTCATTGGAATATATTATAAAGGCAATAGAACATTTGAGTCTGTAACCGATACTGAAAATATTAATATGACAAAAACATCACTTAAATTTGATGAAAAGATTATAGATAAATTAGTAGATGAATTGCAAAAATTAAATTTAAAATATACAAATCACAATAGTAACTATAATAAAAAACAATCTTGGCAGGCCTTATCTATTTTAGGATTTGAAAAAGACAGCAAATATGTAGATAAAAAAGCAGCCAATACAGAAAATAGACCTCTAGTGCAAACTGATTTATATGATTTATTAGAAGGTGAAAAAAAACTATTAGGTGAATTTTTAGATAAGATACCTGGTGAATTTGATAGAGTTAGATTTATGACATTAAAACCAGGTGGTGGTGAACTTAAAAGACATACAGACCAAACAGACCCAACGTGGGGAACAACAGACGGCAAAATGGTCAGACTACATATACCACTTAAAACAAATGAAAATGTTATATTTACATCTTGGAATAATAACGGTGAAAGAAAAAAATACAATATGAAAAAAGGTGAATGTTGGTTTTTAGATACAAGAAGACCACATACAGCAATAAACAATGGGAATGATATAAGAATACATTTAGTTGCTGATGTATGGTCAAACGATAAAGTAAGAAACATATTAAGACAAAACGAAACAATTGTCTCGCCTTGACATTTTCACTATAATATAGTATAATATATACTATGAAACTAAACACACCAGTTGAAGAATATACACTAAAAGGTAAAAAGGTACTTGTAAAAAGAGATGACCTTGTTGGAGATAATAACGTATTACCACCTTGGGGTAAGATTACTGGTATAGACGCATTACTTGAAAAACATATTAATCCTAAATATCCATTAATACATTTAGCAGTAAATGGTTCTTGGTCTGGTTGGGCATTATCTGAATTATGTAAAAGACGAGGTATAAAATTTATCTATGCCTATCCACCATCAAAAACATATTCACAATTTATATTAGATAAAGCAAAAGCAAATAAATGTGAGTTTTTAGAACTTAAACCAAATATGATGGCAATACTTTATAATAGAGTTAAAAAATATGCAAAAGAAAATGATATACAAATGTTACCTTATGCGTTTGACCATGGAGATTACAGAAACGATTTAAAGTTAAGAGCAGAAAAAACTTTTAAAGAACATTTAGTAGACCATTTAGTTATATCAGCAGGTTCAGGTGTAACTTGTTCTGGTATTATCGAAGCATTTTCTCCAGGTAGTGATTTGTTTTCTAATTCACAAAAACAAGCACACGTTATTACAGTTTCAAATATATCAACAATAGATAGTAAGTTTAAAAAAGATTATAATATGACCTCTGATTCTATTCACATATATAAAACAAAGTATGCTTTTGAAGATATGATGACAGATTATGAAGTACCTTTTCCTTGTAATGGTACTTGGGATAGAAAAGCGTGGTGGTGGTTAGAACAAAACATAGAACAACTTGAAGGTGATATAATGTTTTGGAATATAGGTGGTAATATATGAAAATTTGTTTTGCTAGTTTAAGAAAGAAGGTCAACTATACTGAAGTATTAGAATATGGTATGGACGTTTTTTATGAATGTTTTAGAGAATATGCCAAAAATAATAAACAACATAAGTACAGTTATTATAATTTTGCGTTTGCTAATAAAGGTGCAGAAAGAAATTTAGAAAGTCTTAAAAACGCTGAAGTAATTATATTTCCTGCCGTACAAGAGTTCATTTACTTTGCAGATGCTATGCATCCACGAGATGTAGAAAAATCACAAGCAGAAATTAGAAAGGCATACGAGTATCTTAATAACAAACATATTATCTTACTTACGCAAGATAGAGGTGTGAATGAAAATCTTATAATGAAATATACATTTGAAAACAAAGTAAAACCTAAATCATTTACAACAATAGATGAAATGGATTTTAAATTAGGATTACATGCTTTAAAATATCATTATATACAAAGAAAACATAGATTTCCAGACAAGAAGAAATTTGATTTTATATATTGGGGTTCAGATAAAAGTAAGAACGCAGGAGGTATTAAGACATGTGATGATAGACTTAAAATTATAAAAGAGATAAACAAAGACAAGGAAATATCATCAACTATTATAGGTAGATGGCCTTTTCCTGTAGAAAAGAAGTGGATTAAAATGAACGAAATTGTAGGATACCTAGATGAGGCAATTGCAACCGTTTGTTTTAATTGGATTGACCAAACTGCTGTTACAGGTAGATATCCAGAAGCCCTTGCTTGTGATGTTTTTCCATTTGTATGGAAAGAATATGATACAAACAATATACTAGTAGCAGACACTTTCCAGAGAGTCTTTACAAAAGACGAGTTATGTGATAAAATAAAAGAAGTAAAAAAGTCAGATAAGTGGTTAAATAAAATAAAGTCAGATTTTTTAAATAAACTACCTACTGAAAAAGAATATTATAAACAATTTGAAAGTATATTAAATGATCGTTTTAAAAGATAAAAAAGATATTAAATTTGCACCTAAAGATTTTCTAAAAGACTATCAGTGGGAGTTGCACGGACAATATGATAGTTTACAATTTGTAAATGAAGACATTAAAGTACTATCCGTGCAATCAACAAAAGTAGGTGAAAAAACTTACAACGCATTTCCTAATTTAGAATGGATTATTGTTAGACAGCACGGTTATGATAATATTAATTTAAATGAATGTGAAAAACGAGGTATTGGTGTTGTAACCACTAAACCATTTGCACAATCAACTGCTGATTGGATAAATCAATATATAACTGATAATGATAAGATTGCATTAATCGGTAATGGTGCTATAGGATCTAAAGTAAGATCAGATATTATTATTGATAAAAAAACTTCTAAAGATAAAAACTATTGGGAACATTATTATTGGAATGAATACGATACTTTAATTGTTACTGTACCACCCGAAAACAATAAACATTTAATAAATGAAAATGTACTTTCAAAGTTTAAAGGAAAACTAATTTCAGTAAGTCGATCTACCGTTATTGACAATGAGGCATTACTTAAATATATTGATAATATATCACGTGCATATGTGGATACTTTAGATGAACATCTAAGAGATGAGTTATTGCAGACAGGCAAAGTAACATATTCTAAACACACAGCATTTGCCCATAACTTTACTTATGAAAATAACACAAATTATTTTAAACACTTAGAAAACATAATTTTAGAATGTTTAAATAACAATTGTAATAATCCTGTTTTACCTAGAAGTGAAAAAATAACATTTGAGTAATATGTCAAACGCAAAAGAAGTAATTAAAGATTGGAAAGAAAATAAAGGGTTTCCTTATTATCCTACAGATAAGAAATGGAAAGATAAAGAATATCAAAATTTATTATCATTTAATAGAGATACAATCCTAGACGCAAAAAATCAAATCATAGGACAGTCAACACATGGACTGTCACTTGCATGGTCGTATATGCCACACGCATGGAGTGTTAAATGTGGTAAAATGAAAACACCTATGGAGATATGGGAAGATGAAGAACATTTAGAAAAAGGTATTAATAAGATTTTGACAGGCACTTTCTTTAAACAAAAGAGTGCTAACAACATAACAGACTCAGACATGAGAGCAATGTTAAGACGTTATAGTGGTACTCAAATGGTATCTAATTTTAGACCTACAGCTGCCGCAACTTTATATGACATCTTTGTAGAAAAAGATAGTCCACTTGAAGGTACAGAAGCGGGCACAGTATGGGATCCTAGTATGGGTTATGGTGGTCGTTTAATGGGTGCTATTGCAGCTGGCGTTAATTATATAGGTACAGACCCTTGTGTTCCTACTTATGCAGGTTTAGAAAAAATACGAGATGAATATGGTCACTCTCACAAAAAATATACACTGTTGAAACAAGGATCGGAAACGTTTATACCTGAAGATAATAGTTTAGATTTTGTATTTACAAGTCCACCTTATTTAGGACACGAACAATATGGTGATGAAGAAGAACAATCATTTAACAAATTTCCACAACAAGACGCATGGCGTAATGGTTTCTTATTACAGACTATTAAAAATGCATACAAAGGGTTGAAACCAGGCAAATATGCAGGTTTCAATGTTGCAAATGTAAAATCATATAAAACTTTTGAAGAAGACACTTACGATTGTATGGTTGAGGCAGGTTTTAAAGATATACAGATATGGTGGCTATCACTATCAACACAACAAGGTACTCAAACGCAATCCACATTAGAGGGTGATTCGATAGAGTCTAAACAAAAGAACAACTATATAGGACGATTCGCAAGACCTGACATTCCAGGACGTAAATATGAGCCTATATTCATAGGAATTAAGTAAAAAAACAAATGTTCTTGTTTTGTTCTCATTAAAAACCTAGTAAAATCGTGGATTTAAGTGCTTGACTTTTATGCCGTTTTAGTATAGCATAATTAGTATATGACAGATAACACTATGAATAAAAAATCACAACTTGCAAAATTACTTGCAACAGAAAATATTGAAGTACAAGAAAATGCTGTACAAACTGCTTCGTTTGATGTAGTCAATAGAATATTAACAATTCCTATCTTTAAAGAAGAACAAAAATCCAAACATGTTTATGACATGTTGGTTGGTCATGAGGTATCTCATGCTTTACATACTCCTGCTGAGTCATGGAAAGATATGGCAAATAGAACTAAAGAATTTAAATCATTTGTAAACGTTATTGAAGACGCTAGAATTGATAAACTTATACAGAAAAAATATCCTGGTCTTACTGACGACTATATCAAAGGTTTTGATAAAATGTACAAAGATAATTTCTTTGGTACTAAAGGTAAAAACATACAAACTGATTATTCATTAATTGATAAAATTAATTTATACTATAAATCATCTAAAAACCTTGATTTTAAATTTACTAAAAAAGAAAAAATATTAGTTGACGCTGTTGATAAATGTAAAACGTTTGATGATGTTTTAAAACTATCAGAAGAAATACTTGGTTATTGTAAAGATGAATTAAAGAAAAAAACTGAATTACAAAAAGTTTATGTATCATCATCAATGGGTGATAAACAATCAGATTCAGATATGGATAGTAATGACTCAAATAAAACTTCAGATGAAAAATTAGATGAATGGTTAGAAAAAAAATCAGAGTCAGATGAATCAGATGATGAGGCAAACAAAAAAGACTCTAAACAAACTGGTGGTAGTGGTGCAGGCACAACTGATAATACACCAAGTGAATTAAGACCTCTTACTGCTGAGATGTATGAAACATCGGTTAAAGGTATTACAGATGATAAAGCCCATGACAGATGTTATGCTGAATTACCAAAAGTTAATCTTAAAAAATTAATTATTCCTTATTCTAAATTTATTAGAGATGTTATGGTATACGACAATTCATATAATAATACAGAATATGATAAACAACAAATTAATAAGGCAAAAGTTAGAACTCAAAAATTTATGAAAGAGTCTTCTAATGTTGTTAATTTTTTAGTTAAAGAATTTGAGATGAAAAAAAATGCTAAGTTATATGCTCGTGCTTCACAAGATAAAACAGGTATTATTGATCCTCTTAAATTACATACTTACAAGTTTGCTGAAGATATATTTAAAAAGATAACTACTATACCTAATCAAAAAAATCACGGTATGATTTTATTACTTGATTGGTCTGGTTCTATGCAAAAACACATATTACCTACAGTTGAACAATTATTAAACTTAACTTTATTCTGTAAAAAGATTAATATACCTTTTTCAGTTTATGCATTTATGAATAATTGTAGAGATTCAAAAAATGATTATTCAGAGTCTGGTTTTACTGTTAATAGTAAAACAATATTACCTGACGCTTCTACAAAACTTGTACAATTGTTTTCACATAAACAATCAAAAGTTGATTATATGAGGTGTGCTACTATATTACACAGAGCTGCAATGTACTTTGGTGATTATTATACTTCCAGACGTTACGATCCAATGAATGAAGATCAAACTGTTCCTTCAATTTCAAATGATTATTATTTATCCTCAACACCACTTAATGAGTCGTTAATCGGTATGGATCATATTATCAAAAAATTCAAAAAAGATTACAATACTGATAAGTTGTCACTTGTTACTTTAACAGACGGCGCCTCTAACAGTATGGACAGACATGGTAGTGGTGAATTGTATATTAAACTAAACGGCAAATATCAAATGGCAGGTAGTTATTATATGGAACGTAAAGATTTCACTAGTGTTATGTTAAGATACTTAAAAAAGAAGTATGATTTACAAACTATTGGTTTCTATCTAGTTTCAAAATATAGAGAATTACAATATCAGTTAAGAGTGCCTTACAATAAAGAGTTGTTGGCTAAAAAAATGTTTACTAAAGACAAATTTATCGCTGATTATAATACTGCTTATGATGTTTACTTTTATGTTAACTCTGGCACTAGAGTTGCTAATCAAGTATTCGAATCAGATTCAACTGATAAGAGAACTTTAAAAAAGATGTTTATGTCGGGAATGAAAAAACGAATCAATTCCAGAGTATTATTACAAAACTTTATCAAAAGGATCGCATAAATGCAGGGTTTTTTTCGCTTGACTTTTACCCCAAAAAATGATAGCATATATGTATAACTTAAATATGAAAGGACTTATATTATGATTGAGTTAAACAAAAAACAAAAATCCGTGTTGAAAGTATTAAAAGATACTTACAAAAAAGACACGGTTACTAGACAAGAAATAAATGCTCTAGTTGATAAGAAGGTAATATCAAATCCTTCTTGGTTAAAATCAGACAAATTTAAAGTTGGCAGAGGAGTTTATACTCTTAATGTTGACTCTATGAATGATACAACCACAGTTGATACAACTGATACTAAAATTTCAAATGATACAAAGGCTGCCTATATTGTGTCTTCATTGACCGACAATGTAGTTCCTCAAAAGGATACTGACTTTGTTAAGTTTGGTAACTATACTGACATAAACAGTATTGTAAAATCTAAAAAATTCTATCCTGTTTTTATCACAGGTCTTTCTGGTAACGGTAAGACACTTGCTGTGACTCAGGCATGTGCCGAGGCAAAACGTGAAATGATTAGATGTAACATTACAATTGAAACTGATGAGGATGATTTACTTGGTGGTTACAGACTAAAAGATGGTCAGACCGTATGGCAAAATGGTCCTGTAATTGAGGCCATGGAACGTGGCGCTGTTCTTTTACTTGATGAGATTGACCTTGCAAGTAATAAGATTATGTGTTTACAACCTATCCTTGAGGGTTCAGGTGTCTATGTTAAAAAGATAAACAAGTTTGTTAAACCTAAACTTGGCTTCAATGTGATTGCAACTGCTAACACTAAAGGTCAAGGTAGTGATGACGGTAAGTTTATCGGTACTAATGTTCTTAACGAGGCATTCCTTGAGAGATTTCCTGTTACATTTGAACAAGAATATCCAAGTGCTAAGATTGAAGAAAAAATTGTTAGTACAAAATTAAAATCTGCTGGTAAGTCTGATGACAAGTTTGCTCACAATCTAGTAACGTGGGCTGATGTGATTAGAAAAACCTACAAAGATGGCGGTGTTGATGAGATTATAAGTACAAGAAGACTTGTACATATCGCTGAGGCATACGGCATCTTTAAAAATAAAATGAAGGCAATATCTGTATGTACTAATAGATTTGATGATGATACCAAAACATCATTTGTTGATCTATACAGTAAAGTAGATAGTGGTGCTTCTGTAGATGAAATCCTTGACGCTAAGAAGAAGGCTGATGAGGCAGAAATTCTACAAGAGAATTCCAATGATAGTGAGGATGACGAAGACGGAGACATAAATGTCTAACCTATTGAGTAGTCAAAAATCTATCCATAGTGTAAGTCCGCTTGTGGGGGTTGTGCCCCACAAGTTAAACTTTTTACAGGAGAATAATGAGTAATTTTAAAGATAACAGTGGTTTAGAAAAAATAAAACCAAAAATGTCACAAGAAGAACGTGATAAATTAATGAAAAAGTTTTTAGAAAAAGGTGGCAAAATACAAAAGTTAAAAGCAGGTTATCCTACTAATGTAGGTAGTTTAGATAGGTCTAAGAAACCTGCCTATACAAAAGAAGATATTGAAAAAGGTATAACTGGTAAAGCACCAAGACCTGATTATAAGACTTATAAAAAAGGTTCGTACCATGACTTTGATGTGGGTGGTGATAAACCACCTGTATGGGAAAAACAACCAAAAAATGAGATGGGAGGTAAATAGTTAGTGTCAATTACAGTAGAAGTAAGAGGTGGCAATTTAGAAAAGGCTTTGCGTGTACTTAAAAAGAAAGTACAAAAAGCAGGTATTATCAAACAGATAAGAGATAAAAAATACTTTATGAAACCGTCTGAAATCAAACGTGAAAAGGCCAAAGAACGATCTAAGATTATTAGAAAAGCACAAAAAGCTAATGATGAAATTTTAGGATATCGTTGGGTAAAAGGCGTAAAAGTAAAGAAAATATAGGAATTCTATGCCGTCTGTGTTGAATGATTATATATATTATTACTACAAGGCTATTCGTAAGACCTTGTAGAGGTATAGATAGGTTAGGGTAGTGCCTTGATTTTAATCTAAAACTACCCATAAAAAACGGTGACGTTTGGTAGTTTAACTCCGTGACAAAACGAAACTACCATTTTATTTTATAAGAAGGGTTGACATTTTACAAATCGTTCTTATATAAATAATATTGAATATGCCAAATGGGTATTCGATATAAAGATAACTTTGCTTAAACAAGGAGGTTAATTATGACTAATAAAGCATTATCTATTTTCAATCAATTAAGACCACTAACTGTAGGATTTGATGACACGTTCAGACATTTTGAATCAATGTTTGATCATCAGTTAGATCATATCCAAACTACAGCTTTTCCTTATTACAATATAGTAAAACAGGATAAGAATAAGTACGATATTGAAATCGCACTTGCTGGTTATAATAAAAAAGATATAAACATCGACCTTGAGGAGGGTGTTTTATCTATTGAGTCTAAAAAAGACGAAAAGGAAGATACTAAAGATGGAGAAGTAATCCATAAAGGTATCGCTAAAAGATACTTTAAAAAATCTTTTACAATCGCTGAAGACGTTGAAGTTAAAGGCGCTGAACTAAAAGACGGCTTGTTAAGGGTGTCTTTAGAGAGAATAGTTCCAGAACATAAAAAGCCTAGAACTATCTCAATCAAATAATAAAACCAATATCTGGTATGTTTTAAACGCATACCAGATATAAATACTTTATATCGTTCATCTTTTTAAAAGACGGAAGTAGGCATATGCCGAAGGAACGCACCTAACTTTATAGGAGGGTGTTATGAATTTTAAATGGGACTTGAAAAATCTTTTTACTCAAAAGAGTAGAGAAGAATCAACAAAAGCTCAATTAAGAAAAAGAAGTAAAGACTCTATTGCTAGACCAAAGGCAGAGAAAAACATTACTTCAAAAGATCCACGTTTACAAGGAATATAGAGTATTGACTTTGTGAATTGAATCGAGTATAATATATAATTAAATAATATGAGGAATATAATATGAAACAAGGTGATAAATTACCACAAGTAAATTTTAGAGTAAGGTCACTAGGTGAGTGGCAAAATACAAATACAGATACTTATTTTAAAGACAAAAAAGTAATCTTATTTTCACTACCTGGTGCCTTTACTCCAACATGCTCAAACCAACAACTACCTGGCTTTGAAAAACTTGCTAATGTTTTTAAAGAACATGGCATAGATGAAATTTATTGTATGTCAGTAAATGATTCGTTTGTTATGAACGCATGGGCAGATAAACAAAAACTAGAAAATATAAAAGTCATACCAGATGGTAATGGTGAGTTTACAGAAAAAGTTGGAATGTTGTGTTCAAAAAGAGATAAGTGTTTTGGTGACAGGTCTTGGAGATATGCTGCTATTATCAATGATGGTGTAGTAGAAAAAGTGTTTGAAGAACCTGGAAAAGCAGATGACTTATCTGAAGATCCATATGGCGAATCTTCACCAGAAAATGTTTTAAAATTTTTACAAGCAACTACTAATGGTAATAGAATATAGGTCATTGACTAACCTATATGTTTGTGATATAATAATATTATGAAATACAATGAAGATAAAATATGTAAAGAGATTTTAGATTATATAAAATCTACATATGGTCAACATTACTCATCTGGTAAAGATGGTATTCAAACTTTAGATTTATTAAAGTCTATTGGTATTAAAAGTGATTTTTGCCAAGCCAACGCAATTAAATATTTGTCTAGGTATGGTAGAAAAAATGGTTATAATCGTAAAGACTTGTTAAAAGCAATTCATTATGTTATACTATTATTAAATAATGATAAGGAGAAAATATAATATGAAAATAAGTGATAATACAATTAGTATATTGAGAAATTTCTCAGATATTAATGCTAACATTTTGTTTACACCTGGTAAAACATTAAGTACAATGTCAACTATGAAAAACATTATGGCAAAGGCAGACGTTGAGGAAGAGTTTGAAACAGAATTTGGCATATACGATTTGCCAGAATTTTTAAGAGCAGTAGATTCTTTTCAACAACCAGTTTTAAAGTTTAATGGTTCTGCTAATTTAAAAATACAAGATGAAAAAACAACATTATCAGCTAGATATGCGTTTGCTGATAAATCTACATTAAGATATCCATCTAAACAAATATCAATGCCAGATAAGACAGTTACATTCACACTAAACAATAGTGATTATGAATCTGTTAAAAAATTATATACAAATTTAAGTCTGCCTGATATTGCATTTAAAGGTGAAAAAGGCAAAATTAAATTAGTTGCTTTAGATAAAAAGAATAGCAACTCAAACGAATCATCAGTTACAATAGGTGAAACGGATTTAGAGTTTACTGCATATGTTAAGGCTGAGAATATGAAAATTATTCCTGGCGATTATGATGTTGCTTTATCAAAGGCAAAGATTGCTCACTTCATAAACAAAAAGGTTAAAGTACAATATTGGATTGCTTTAGAAGCAGACTCAACATTTTAATAAGGAGGTCTAAATGTCAGATTTCCTTTGGGTTGAAAAATACCGTCCAAAGAAAATTGAAGATTGTATTTTAACTGAAGATTTAAAAAATACATTTTCTAAGTTTCTTAAACAAAAAGAAATACCAAATCTTCTTCTTTCTGGCACAGCTGGTACAGGCAAAACAACAGTTGCTCGTGCCTTATGTGAAGAACTAGGTGCTGATTATATTATTATCAATGGTTCAGATGAAGGCCGACACATTGATACATTAAGAACTACAATCAAAAACTTTGCGTCTACCGTGTCGCTAGATGAAGGTGCAAGTCATAAAGTTGTGATTATAGATGAGGCAGATTATATGAATGCTGATAGTGTTCAACCTGCATTAAGAAACTTTATTGAAACGTTTTATAAGAACTGTAGATTTATATTTACTTGTAACTTTAAAAACAAAATAATACCTGCCTTACATAGTCGTTGTACTGTAATTGATTTTCGTATTACAAATGGTCAAAAAGTAAAAACTGCTACTGCATTTTTAGAAAGACTAGGTGAAATACTTAAAACAGAAAACATAGAGTTTGATAAAAAAGTATTGGCTGAACTCATACAAAGACATTATCCAGACTTTAGAAGAACAATTAACGAACTACAAAGATATTCTGTAAGAGGTAAGATTGATAGTGGTATACTTGTTTCTTTATCTGAAATCAATAATAAAGAGTTGATTAAGATGTTAAAAGAAAAACGATTTGGTGATATGAGAAAATGGGTTATTCAAAACCTTGATAAAGATCCATCATCTTTGTTTAGTAGTATCTACGATATTCTATACAAACATCTACAACCTCAATCTATACCTGCGGCCGTGTTAACAATTGCTGACTATCAATATAAATCAGCCTTTGTGGCAGACCATGAGATAAATATGGTTGCGTGCCTGACACAAATCATGGCAGAATGTAAATTTAAGTAGAGGATGAAATGGCAAGAAGAACATTTTTTAGAACTTTGATAGTAAAGTTAAGAATGTGGTATGCTGATATAAGAGGTCATCATGGTAAGAGATGGGATTATGAACCAGGCGATTACTATATGGGTTCTCATAAAGGTCATATAAAGCATGAAAAACGACATTAGTAATGATTGAATATAAATTATCGGATTATTTAAATGCGATTAACTGGACAAAAGTTAATTTGCTTGACGGCGATGACTTGACTTGGGAGAAAAAGTTTCCTCCTTATATCATAAATCGTTGTCTATCCCAACACGTTGATAGTA